GATCCAGCTTGTCGGCGGCTATCTGCTTGGGGGTGCGGGACTCAGCCATTGGCGTCAGCACTCCGGTAGAGCGAGCGGCGCGGAAGCTCCTGCTTTGGCGCGCGGTCGGGTTTGGGAGATGGTTCGAACCCGCGCGACTGGATCGGTCGGGTGTTTCGCTTGATGCCGTTCGCGCGGTTGTACTGGCGCTTCGCCTGGGCGATCTTTTTCACATCGGCATTGGTCTTGCCGTCCTCGCCGCGGTGGCAGCAGCTTTTCCCGAGCAACTGACCTTCGGCGATCGTGATCTTCTTCTGCTTGTCGGCTTCCGGGCGGAGGCCTTCGGCAAGGATGTGGTCGATCTCGTAGGTCTTAGCCCCGAGAACAAGGCCGCAGCCTTCGCAGCAGATGAAGCCATCGGCGTTCTTGGACCGCTCGACGATCTGCTCGCGCTGGTTTCGGGTGAACTCGCGCCTGCTCATACGGACCACCACCCACGGATGATCGAGGACAGCAAGCGACGCGGCCACGACACATACCCGATCTCGTCCCGGTACTCGTTGAGGCGCTTGGCGGCTGCGGCCCGTTCGATCTCCCGGCGAAGCTGCTCGGTGGTCTGCTCACGCTTCTCCAAGTAGGCAATCGTGGTCGTGCGGGCGCTCGGATATTTCAGGATGTGGCGCTGTGTCTGGGTCATGCTGCCTCCCTGGCGAAAGCCTGCTCTGGAGTGATGCCGTAGGTTGTGGCGATGAACTGGATGGCGCCTTCGAGAAATTTGATGAAGGCGGTTTCCTCCATGTTCTCGAAAGCGACAGACGCGGCCACCTTGATGATGAACCCCTCAAGCTGCACGTCGTCGGTGTGGCCGGTCTTGATCTTTACGGCCTGATGCAGCGCCGCCTCGGTCGGTGCGCAGCCGGTTGCGGCGACTACCTTTCGCAGGAACGCCCAGTAGAACCGGAGCCGATCAACGTTGCGCCCGGCCTGCCTAACGTCGCAGACGAGACGCTTGCCTTCCTCGAATTCGGCAATGCGCTCGCGGTCGAGGTTCATCTCGCCGATGAGGGAATTGCCCTTGCGGATGAGATAGATCGGCGGCGCTTCGGATTTGGACTTCTTGGCCATCAGAAGGGGATCTCCCCATTCTCGAAGTCGGATCCGACGTTGCCATAGCTGTCTCGGTCGGGGTCCTGATGGCGTTCCTGCCGCTGTTCGCCGCTCGCGCCGTCCAGCATTGTCATAGTGCCCTGAAATGGGGTGAGCACCAGTTCGGTGACTTCCCGCTTCTGCCCGTCCTTTTCCCACGACCGCGTCCGCAGGGAGCCAGACAGGGCCACGCGCGATCCCTTCTTGAGATACTGTTCGGCAATCTTGCAAAGGCCCTCGGCTGTGATGACGACCGGAAGCCAGAGGGTGTTTTCCTTCTTGGTCCCAGTGTTGCGGTCGCGCCAGGTATCGGACACAGCGATGCGCATGTTGACGACTGGCTTGCCATCGGTGAAGCGGCGGGATTCCGGGTCGGCGCCAAGGCGGCCCGTGCACGAATAGTTGTTCAGGTCGCTCATTATGCTGCTTCCTTCTGGCTGGATGGCTGATAGCCGCGGACACGCTCGACCAACCGCCAAAGCTCGTCGTTGAAGGTGTCGACAGCCTTGGAAAGTTCGGAGATGTATTTCTCGTCGCGATATGCTCGCTTGATGAAGACCGGCATTTCCGGCCAGTACACGACGATGTCGATCCACTCGCGTTCGGCTACCCAAAGGGCGCCTTGGCACTGCGCCCGGTGCTCTGGGGGGAAGTCGCCACGCTCGATGCACTCGATCAAGAGATCCGGCAGCTTGGACTTGATCTCCAGCATGCCGTTGTCGCCAACGAGAGAATCCGGCGAGCAGCCTTTGCGCCCGTTGCGGATGAACCCGACCTGCTCTGGAACCGTATCGGTCGCGAACGAATAAAGGTCGCGCGCTTCCGGCTCCATGACGTGGCCGCGCTCCATGTGGGCGTTGGAAAAGCTCTCCATAGGCTTTCCGGTGATGATCTCGCCGGCCAGCTGGCGCATATACTTTGCGCGCGTCTTCCCTTCGCCCTTGGCCATGACCGTTGAGAACTTGCTGGCCGTGGGGATGCCGGCGCGGGCGATGAACCAGTCTTCCGTACCCTGCTCGCAGTTGATGATCTGGACGCTCACTGTTTCGCCTCCAGACTTTTCAGGTGGAAGTAAACGCGGCGGCAGGCGGCCACGTCGATCATCGCGTCATGCGCGCCGTCCAAGGCTTCGTCGAAGAAGTGACGGACGCACTCTTCCAGTTTCGGCGGCTTAGGTTTGGTGATGCCGGCGGCAAGCATTCGATCGGTCGGAGGCAGGTTGATAATGTCGGTCGCGGCTTCCATCGTGCAGAACAGCGTCTTGCGCAGCGGCATAACCCGGCCGTAGTGGCGAGCAATTGCCGCCTCCATCACGCCACGATCGAACTTGATATTGTGGGCGCAAACGATGTCTGCCCTCTGGTAGAGATGAGTGAACAGGCTCAAGGCGGTTTCGGTGTTGACGCCAAGCTGCGCCGCGCGCTGGTCCGTGATGCCGTGCACGGCCGATGCCCGCTCAGGGATCATCACGCTTGGTGCGACGATCAGAGAAAAGCCGGCGACCGGATTCGCATCGTCGTCGCACAGCTCGGCGGCGAGCTGCACGATGTGCGGCTGATCTGGATGGTCGACCGGCAAGCGGTCTTGATAGAAGCCGGTGGTCTCGGTGTCGAAGAAGAGGATCACTTGCCGGCCTCCTTCTGGCGAGCCTTCGCCTCCAGAGCCTGTTTTGCCTTGGTGAACTTCGAGGCGGGAAGCGCTGCCAAGCTGCCGACCTTCGCCCACTTGCAAAACGTTGGAACGTCTCCCCCCAGGGCCTCAATCATTTCTTGCAGTTCTTCGCGCTGCTCTGTCGTGATGGCTCCGGTGGCAATATCGGTCGATGCAATGCCGTCGTCGTCATGGCTCACGGACAGGCCAAGCGCGAGCTTGAGCGTGTATCGCTGCAGATAGGTTGCCGCAGACGCAATCGCCTGTAGGCTATTCTTCCCGCCCGAACTATCGGCCCCGGCAGACAGCGGCGTCCGAGTGGAATAGCCGTCGTCGTGCTCCAGAACGCATGTGATGGTCAGCGGGCGATCAATGCCGTTATCGCTTTCGAACCTATAGTGCAGGCCATACTTGGTGAGGATCGGCAAGACCTGCTCCTCGATGCCTGCCAGGTCTTCATGCCGATAGTTGACACGCTGCTTTCCCTGCGGGGTGTAATCGACCTCGCGAGTTTTCATGATGGGCTTCAGCTCTGCCTTCGCGGCGGCCACAGCCTTCGTGAACGCGATCTTCGCGTTCCTGGCCTCTTCCCTGTCCCGCAGGTCCATCATCTGCTTGAGGATGTCTGCGGAGACGCCCATTTCCAGAGCGCGCCCCACCATCTCCATGGGGGTGAGAGCGCCGGACGAGTGCGCCGGCAATGTCTCGTTGGGTCGTTGAATTTCGATTGCGGTTGCCATATCGGCCTCCTAGACTGTGATCGGGCCGACCGTTTCGGCAGCCGCGATGATGATGGCGATCAGGATGGAAACGACGAGCGCGAGAGCCAGCAGCCCGTCGTTCAGGCTGCGGTTGGTGGCGGCGAGGATCTGGGCGAGGGGGCTCATATGTGCGCCTCCGCCTCTTCGCGCGTGATGTAGAAGTGAATGCCGGGCGCGCATTCTTCCTGCCAGTTTTCGTCAAACCGGTCGGGAGCTACTCGGGTGCCCGCCACGTATTCAGTTCTGCCGTCGTGAAGGGAAATTCCTTTGTCAGCCCCGAATACTTCCAGAACATCGGCAAACTCAGCGCGGCACTTCCGGCCGAAGGCGTGAGAGCGCTTGGCGTCAGATGGAATGCGCATCTTGACGACCACATTGCCTCGGCACTTCTTCCAGCCGATAATGTCCCCCTCGGCCAGGATGCGCGATCGGGCGATAGCGAGATCTGCATTTTTGGCCCCGGAGAGGTCGGCCCCATAGAGGTC